AAAACGATGCTAAGGTTCGTCAGGACTTCTTGGATAGTGTTAATCCGATCTTGGATGCTATCAGAAGAGATAGAGGTCTTTATGACTTCAGAGTAACCGTAAGTAACTCACCTGAGGATTTGGATAGAAACACCCTTTCAGGAAAAATTTATCTAAAACCAACTAAGGCACTTGAATTTATTGATATTGAGTTCTTGATAACTCCAACCGGAGCGTCATTTGAAAATATCTAATAATAAATGATTTCACACACCAAACAGGCTTTAATTTCGGAGGGTTTCGATGTTTTCGGAACCCCCGAATTAAAGTATTATGCATTTGATTGGGATGATAACATAATGCATATGCCGACCAAGATTATGGTTCTTGATGATAAAGGATCTGAAGTTGGAATGTCCACCGAAGATTTTGCTAAGTATCGTGGAATTATAGGTAAGGAAAATTTCCCGTATGAGGGAACCACCATTGTGGACTACGCTCAAAACCCCTTTCGTAATTTTAGAACAGAAGGAGACAGACAATTTATCATTGATAGTATGAAGGGAAAACCTGGACCAGTATGGTCCGACTTTGTGGAAGCAATCAATAATGGTTCTATTTTTTCAATTATTACAGCTAGAGGGCATAACCCAAACACTATAAAGCAAGCCATATACAATATGATTGTGACTAATTACAATGGAATTAATAAAGATTTATTACTTAAAAACCTAAAAAAATATAGAAAGGTATCAGGAAATAGAATCAACACAAGAGACTTGATAAATTATTATATGGATTTGAATAAGTATTATCCTGTGTCTTATGGAAGTGAGAATAGTGCAGCTAGTCCTGAAGAACTCAAAGTAAAAGCACTACAAGAATTTATTGATTATGTAAAAAGACATGCAAAAAAATTGAAGAAAAAACTTTATTTGAAAGACAATGTCAAAGGAACATTTACACCTACAATTGGATTTTCAGATGATGATATAAGAAACTTAGAAAAAATTAAACAAGAATTTATTAAAGAACCTATATTAAAGACATATTCAACCGCGAGCGGGAAAAAAACCAGATTCTAATAGAGAATATCCGAAAAAAAAACAAAGTAAATAGATAAATTTTTCAACGCTCAAATTTCTTCAAAAACACAATTGTACCACAATCAAAAATTCTTTCAATATTTCGAGAAACCATAATTTGTTTTTCGGTTAACTTAATATCAAAACCTTCTTTTTTCAATTTTTCTTTTCTAAAATTCATTCTATGTACTCTTTTTTTTCCAATGATATACCAATAATTTGGTTTATTAATATTGGTCTGAGTAAACCCTAGTTTACGATACAAATGCCCCTGACTCCAACGACGATCCGCATAACTAATTATTTGAGTTGGGTGATAGTTTTTTATGAAATGATTAAGTAATTTGTCAGCCCCCCCTACAACTATCGTATCTGTTTTATTACAAAACCTACTTAATTCATATCCACTATGATGTGAACCGATACCTAGTCTTGGTTTTGTAAAGGTCATCAAAGATACTAGTTCTTGGTTATAGTATAAACCTAAATTAATTTTGGAATTGATTTTTCCTTGTAAATGGTGTGTGTCCAAAAAACTAGACGATGTTTGGGGGTCTACATTTTTAATAACACACTTTCTTGCAAACACTCTGTCTAAGGTAAGACCTAACAAATTTTTTAATTTGGATTTAATAATGTCTTTTTTGAATAACCATTCGTCTTCAAAGATGTGAATTAGTCGTATATTATTTTGTTCACAAATTTGGGTTTTATTCAAATGATAATTCTTTCCGACCTTATTTTCAGAATGCCAATACAGACCATTAAACTCAATTGCGAGATTATGTGAAGGTATAAAAATATCGATTTGATATGGAGGAATTATGGATAGCGATGATGTGATTGTCTGAACACCACAAGAAAGTAAAAATTGATTGATTTCTTTTTCTATGTTGGATACACTAGATGAACAGTTTGGACACCCATGCTTGGATAAATGATCGTAGGGGAGTTGATCGAATATCCCGTGTGTTGGACAAATTATTTTAATCTTTGTGTGTGAGTTATGATATTCCACAAGAGAATAATCATATTTGTCAGAATGAATTTTTTCAGATCTTTCGATAAATTCAGATTCATTTAAACTAAACTTTTCTTTCTTTCGGTCAATTGAACATTTTTTACAACCTTGCCCGCACAAGTGTTTCGAAGGGGTTTGTTCAAAAACACCATGTTTTGGACACAAGATTTTTACATTTTTTGTAGATTTGATAAGATGCACCAATGAATAATCATAATAAGTTCCGTGTTTTTCAATTGCTTTATTAACAAAAGTTTCAGTGTTAGAACGGGGTTTACTCCTACTACAAGAAGGACAACCCTGACCAATCATATGTTGAGAAGGAAGTTTTTCAAAAATCCCATGAACAGGACATATAATTTTTACCTTGGTTTCTGAATTATCATAATTAGTTAATGAGTAGTCATATAGATCCCCAAACCTATTTTTTACTTTGGTTAAAAACTCTTGGGTATTTGTAACCCTGTCTAAACAAAACTTACAACCATTTTTACCACGTAAATGTTCACTAGGTAATTGCATAAAACTGTAATTGTGTAAATTACAAATTAATTTCACTTTAATAGTGGATTTTACATAATCAACAAATTCATAATTGAATTTATCAGAATATAATTTTTTTGATTTTTCAATAAATTTTGATCTGTCGTAAAATATTTTAGGCATGGATATATTTATTAAGTGTATTTAAAAAGTACGACTATAAATATAATCAAAAAAAAATAAAATGGCAGATTTACTGATGAAAATGCCGGTTCCATACGAACCGAAAAGAGTAAATAGATTTATATTAAGATTTGACTCTACCCTTGGGATTAACGAATGGTTTGTTGAATCGACGGATAGACCTTCGATTGATATCACATCTGTGGCAATCCCTTTCCTAAACACAGAAACCTATGTAGCTGGTAGGTTTAAATGGAACGCTATGAACGTAGTATTCAGAGACCCAATTGGACCTTCGGCAACACAAGCCCTTATGGAGTGGGTACGATTACATGCGGAATCTGTCACAGGTCGTATGGGATACGCCGCAGGATATAAAAAGAATGTGGATCTAGAAATGTTAGACCCAACGGGTGTAGTGGTTGAAAAATGGATATTGGACTCTTGTATGATTACGAAGTCAGCTTGGAATCAAGCACAATATGGTCAAGATGGTTTGGCAACATTGTCAGTCACTTTACAACCTGATCGTTGTATTCTTGTTTACTAAAAAAATCTACAATACTTAAAAATCTCGTGTAGCAATATACGAGATTTTTTTTTGTATTTATTTTTCTTTGGTTGCGTCTTACATTAAAAAAAAAGAAATAATATGCCATCATTACAAATTAAAGATTTAGAGGATATCATATCTATGTGTGATTCGAATATGTCGACATATAAGTATTTTATTGAGACTGGTACATATCACGGGGAGACAACTCTTAGAATGGAGGGTTTCTTTGAAAGAATATTTACCATAGAACTTAGTACATATCTTTATCAACTTTTCACATCTAGGAATTACGATAAAAATAAAATTACTGCTTTACTTGGTGATAGTGGAGAGGAACTTTCTAAAGTTATCCCACATCTAGACGGGGATGCTATTTTTTTCTTAGATGGTCACTATTCATCTGGTGAAACCGCACAGGGAGTTAAGGATTGTCCACTTTTAGAAGAACTTGAAGTAATTAACAGGAATCTCCAGCACGGTGCAATTGTTATCATCGACGATCTTAGACTTTTTGGAACCAAGATGAATGAGGATTGGACTTACATAACCAAGGAATCATTGTTAGAAAAGATTGAAAAAAGAGTGGAGAAATCATTTGATATCAACGACAGATTTGTCATTTTACTATCTAAAAAGAAATAATTATGATAGAGATTCCAAATCCGATAGAACCATTAATGGCGAACAGGTACGCGATAGAAGTCGTAGGAACCGAGATTCCTAGTTATTTGTTTAGAGAATTCAAAATTTTCAATGAGGGGGACGAACTTATTTTTACGACAGAATTTTATGAAACAGTCAATTTTTGTTTTAACCCAAATGAGTTCTTCAAAATTACAGCAGTAAAAATATTATATCTAGATCCTATAGGTAGTGTTGTCAATGAATTATTGTTTGAAACAAAATCTATGAATTATGAAAAAACCGCATCATATGGTAGTGACGACCTACTGACTAATAAAATGAGGTTTGTAATTGGAAAAACACACAACTTCATTACTTTGTGAAAACAAAAATTAAAACAAAATTATATTTTAAGCCATGGACGAAAATTTAAAAAAATACGGACAAGAAAATTTTTCATTACCACATGACGTTGTAAAATTACCAAGTGGTGGTAAATTCTACCCAAATAAAAAAAAGTCGGTCAAAGTTGGATATCTAACAGCAAGTGATGAAAATTTATTAATGGCGAGTAACACAGATGACTTAATTATCAACCTATTAAGGTCAAAGGTGTACGAACCAGATTTGAGACCTGATGATATGATAAACGGAGATTTAGAAGCTATTTTAATTTTTCTCCGAAACACATCTTTTGGTCACGAATACAACCTTCAATCTGTAGACCCAAGTACTGGGAAATTATTCCCAGTGGTAATACCTTTGGATGAACTAGAATTCAGAAAACCAAACGTAGAACCAGATGAAAACGGAACTTGGACTATTACATTACCCAAGTCACAATCTACTGTTACTCTTCGTCCTTTAATTTATAAAGAAATAACCGATATAAACCGACAAGTTGAATCTTATCCCCAAGGTAGAGTAGCACCAAGAGTTACTTGGAGATTACACAAACAAATCGTATCTGTAAATGGGGACAACCAACCTCAAACAATTCACAAATTCGTGGACTCTATGCCAATAATGGATTCCAAATACATTAAGAACTTTTTGGAAGAGAACGAACCAAAAATAGATTTAAAACGCACAGTTATAGCCCCGTCAGGAAACAAGGTAGATGTAGAAATCACCTTTGGGGCGGAGTTTTTTCGTGTTTTCTTCTGATTATAGAGGCTATCAAATAGACGAGTTTTTTTTATTAAATCAGAGATTAAACGTTTCGTACTCTGATTATTTGAGTATGCCTATTTTTTGGAGAAGGAAATTATTAGAAAAAATCAACAATCAATCTATCTAAGAAATTGTTGTAGTGGCTATTTATTGATATGGATGAAAACGGACAAATTGAGGGATTTTTTGCCACATTAAAAAGGTTCCAACAAGAAGCTCTTGCTAGTTTGAGTGATTTAAGTGGACGAGCGGATGAATTAAATCGAGAGATCCTAGAGGCAAATGCTTCACTAGCAGGTACTTTTGGACGAACCCAAAGTTCAGTACAAGGTCTTCGAAAAGAAACAATGATAGCACTACCCGAGGTGACTCGTTTAGGCGGAACTCTAACTAATGTAATTGACATACAAAAAAACGTATCTAGGGAGTTAGGAACGAACAGAATATTATTAGGCGAAACCACGCGTGATTTGTTTGTCGCAATGAAAGCCTTGGGACAGAAAGTAGAATTGAGTGGAACTATGGTTGCGGCATTTCAAGATGCGGGAATTCAAGTTGATTTAATAAAAGATCGAATGCAAGAAACCGCGAACATCGCTCGATTGGTTGGTACCAATAGTACGAAGGTATTTGAATTGGTTTCACAAAATTTGGATAAACTAAACGAGTTTGGTTTCAAAAATGGAGTAGAGGGATTGTCAAGTATGGCGGCTAAAGCGGCAACCATGAGATTTGACATGTATCAAGTTTTTAATTTTGCTGAAAAAGTGTTCTCTCCTGAAGGAGCTATTGAAGCGGTGTCTGCTTTTCAAAGATTAGGGGTTGCGGTTGGTGACTTAGCAGATCCATTCAGGTTAATGTATTTAGCATCCGAAGATGTTGATGGATTGACGGACCAAGTCGTTAAAATGACAAGTAAATTCACTTACTTTGATGAGAAAAGTAAAGAATTCAAAGTATTTCCCAACGCTAAAAGAGATCTAAGAGATCTTGCCCAGGCGATGGGTATATCGTATAACGAGCTAGTCAAAATGTCTATGGCACAAAGTAAATTGAATAAGCTCTCTTCAGAATTTAAGTTTTCTGGTTTTGATAAAGATGATCAACAATTAATTGCCAATTTTGCACAATTTAGTAAAGAGAAAAACGCCTTTGTAGTGAAGGTCGATGGTAAAGAGAAATTAACTACTGAATTGAAGCAACAAGATCTTGAGAAACTTAGAGGAAGAGCTGAAACTATGGAGGAAATAGCACAAGGCCGAATTACGGAAACCGAATTACTAGTACAGGCAATCTACAGTTTAAGAGATACGTTAGCGGGTACATCGGCTGGTAATAAAATGACTCAAGATTTAACACAAACCATAAGGGCAGGTCTTGAGACAACAAACCTTTTACCAACGACGTTAACTACAAGAATGAGAGGAGGGCTCGAGAAAGTCGACGAAACCTATAAAAATTTCCCAGAACTTATAAAGGAAATATCTCAAGATTTTGCCGCGGGGAAATTAGATTTTCCGAAATATCAAAAAAAATTGTTTGATGCCGTTGGAGTATATTCAGACGCGTTGGAAAAGTTAGGAAAACAGATGAGTACTTTGAATGTTTCAGGTAATCTATCAAAAAGAGTTAGTGATGACAATCTAATAGCAAAATTAACGGGTGGAGGAGTAGATATTATAGAAAAGGTTGTTGGAGAGATTGATAATTTTTTATTAAAACCCGTCAGAGAGAGTGTATCCAATGTTAAGAATGAATTAAATAATATTAAAACAACAACAGTAAATAATAATTTAAATAATTTAGGTACACAAGCGACTAAGACTGCAACAGAGTTAGGAAATTTACAATCGACAATTAAAAATAAGTCTACAGTTTTAGCACAACCCACTACAATTAACACTGCGCCACCTATAAAACCCCAAAATACCCAGACCACGGTAGTTGCAACATCTCCAACTAGTATAAATCAAAATGTATCATTTTCACCAATAACGGGGGGAATAGAGGTAAAGGTCACAACTCAAGACGGACGAAGTTTGGATATAACTAATCAAATCGTGAATAGTTCCGAATTCCAAAGAAAAGTTGTTGAATTAATTTCAGAGAGAATGAATCAACCAACATACAGTAATTTACCAAATTCAGCAAGAAGTAAGTAGAAAAAAATCAAGGATGGGTATTTATTTGTAAATAAGTTATGCCATCTAGATTAACATTTGATGCCACTTCAGCGGTAAGAAATAGTTTGTTAGTTAGGAATTTAAAACCATACTACAAACCAGGTGCTTTTGGATATTCAGTATCAAACCAACCAAATCAGTACGAACCGAGTCAATACTCTGTTATTGATTCTCCTGATCAGTTAATTGATTTAGCGCCATTTGCTGATGGCTTATACTTAACAAATGAATTCGGACCTTATGGGGGGTATAATAAGGATATTTCGGGATTAATATCTGTATCTCAAAATCCAACAAATAGAGGTCCTTATGGTCCATTCCCCCCCTATACAGACGCACTTAAGGTATTTTCGGAAAGTTTTCAAAAAAAAGGTCAAATAAAAAATGAATATTCACCGAGAGATGGTTTTATAAGATACTATGATATTGGTGATATCGTTAAGGTACAAAAGAATTCAACCTATTGGGATCCACCAAGTTTCAGACCTTCTTCCTACTCTCCTTTCAGTGTTTTATTACAAGAAATACCTGAAGGGTCTAACGGACCTGTCACGGACGATTCGAGACTAGCACAATTGAGTGTTGAGTTTCTTAAAAACGCATATCAACAAAGAGTAGATCAAAACGTTCGAACTGAAACTCTCGGTAGGGTTAACATATTAAATGGTCTCCAAGATCCAATCAACTTATCATTAATTGTTGCTGGTAAGAGGCCGTTAATTTTTAGAGATTATAAAATCACATCGGGTGGTGAAAATATTCTATCACAAGGACAAGATATTGTCCAAAGAATTGCAGGATTTACTTTACCATTGTCACCTATCCCAGGTGATTATTTTACAGTAGATAATGAACAAAGAACTATAAATTCAACACAATCTTTAGCAAGAGCTAGTGGGGGTGGAACTAGAGGAGGTGTATTTGGATTATTTGGAAGTAGACCAACGTCTCCTTCACAACTCTTTTTAGATTACACAGGTGAAGGTCAAAGAGCACAACTAACAAACAACTTAGATTACAACAGATACAGACCAAGGTATAACACTGGTGGAAGTGGGGTCGTATCGGCAATTGGACAGGCAATTTTTGGGTCTCAAGCTCAAGATTTAGGTCAAGGATTATACTATGTGGGTTCACCAGATAGAGAACCAATTTACTTAAATTCACCCCCTGGTGCAGTTCCAATCAACGAGTTTGGGCAAGAAGTTTTAGCACCTGTTTATGGACCACAAGTATTGGGTAAAGAATATGAAGGTCAAGAACTTTCAGAACAATTAAACTTTGGTTTTGTTGGAACAACATATCAAAGTCAAGGAAATATAACGGGAGGGTTTTCTTGGGTTAATAGTAGAGTAGCTCCAGACGCGGGAAAACGAGTTGGTCCTGATGGAACAGCTTTAACCGAAGATCCTGACTATTCTGTCATAGCTAATCAGTTTGTTGCAAGTGAGTCATCAAACCCAAGATATGAATTTAAACCTGGATCTATTCTTGATGATACACAAAGGTTAGTTGAGTCAATGCCTTTGGACGGTAATAGATACTCACATGTTGGGAATGCTATAAATCAGACAAGTAAAATTTTTAGTGACGGGTACAAATTGATTACCAAAGGGTCAAGAGTTTTGAGTTTCACACCAGGCCAACTCAATACCCCTTTGGAATATTGCCGAGTTTTTACTAAAGATACTCCGTATATTTCATATGGTGATTTACAAAAATCGGATGGAAACATTCGAAAAGCTTCCTATTCAATATTGGATAAGACTTATCAACTTAACATTGCACCCGAAAAAGGGGGTGACTCGATATTACGAGGAGAGGGTGGTGTCAAAAAGTATATGTTTTCCATTGAAAATTTGGCTTGGAGAACCTCGTCAAGACCTGGACTTAGATACCAAGATTTACCGAAATGTGAACAAGGACCGAATGGGGGAAGAATTATGTGGTTTCCTCCGTATGATTTGGAATTTAGCGAGGACACGAGACCACAATTTAACGAAACAACATTTTTGGGTAGACCTGAACCAGTATACACCTACAGAAATACAACAAGAACTGGTACGTTAAAATGGAAAATCTTAGTAGACCATCCATCGGTATTGGATTTGGTCGCTCAAAAAGTTTTGGCGAATGAGGGCTCAAGAGAAATAGCCGATCAGGTAATTAATTCATTTTTTGCTGGTTGTAAAAAATATGATTTGTATGAGTTAGCGACATTTTATAATAATGTCCCATTAACAGAACTTCAAGCGTGGCAAGAAGTTGTAAACAATCCAAATGCTACGCAGGAACAATTACAAGACGCTATTGATAATAATCAACTAGATCCACAAAGTGTTAGTATAACAACAGTCGAGCAACCACAAATTCCTAATTTACAAGAATATCTAAATTTTGGATTTTATTTTGATAATGATATACCAAAATCTAACGATGCAAACTACGAACCATTATACTCGGCATATACATCAGTTGCAACCAAAAATAACTATCGGGCAAACACTAAACCACAAAACCAAGTCCAACCTGTTCAAGAATTTTTTACCTCAGTAGTTCAAGGTAATTTCGAAAAAATGAAAGAGTTGTGTCAGAAAATGTACGATATTCTTTCACAGAACTCAGACGTAAAGATTAAAATTAATTTGTTCTCATCGGCATCTGAACCTGGAAGAATCTCATACAATCAGAGTCTTTCAGAAAGAAGAAATCAATCTGCATTAACTTTCTTTAAAAACTACAAATTCAGTGGAGATAAAAGTTTATCGGAATATATCAATAACAGTAGATTAACTTTTGAATTAAATGCGTCCGGTGAAACAACCACAGCAAACCCCAAGAGGGGGGATGGTCAATGTGGTAATTCAGTAAACTGTGGAAAGACTTTGACAGGTAACGCTAAAATATATTCTACTGCAGCCATGGCGTGTAGACAAGCAAGTATCCGAAGTATACAGGTAATCTCCGAACCGAGGAATCCAACCCCAGCAAATGTAGGTTCTAACATTGTATTGACGCAAGATGGTCGAGAAAACCAAGCATCAGCAAGACCGACACCAGTATCAGTTAATCAACCTACCAAAGACTTATACAAGGGTGCATCTAAAAAACTTTTAAGACTATTGTTAAATGAATGTGATTATTTTGAAGTACTTAAAGAAACAGATTTCTTTGCGTACGACTCAATCAAGAATAAATTAAAACATTTCAATCCTTCATTTCATTCAATGACCCCCGAAGGATTAAATTCACGACTTACTTTCATTCAACAATGTTCAAGACCTGGTGATACTATTCCGACAATAGGACCAAATGGACAACCAATATACAATGACGCTTTAAACACATCTTTTGGAGCCCCACCAGTATTAGTGTTAAGAGTTGGGGATTTTTACAATACCAAGATAATTCCAACTTCATTTGGTATTACTTACGAGAAAACTTACGATATGAACCCTGAGGGTATAGGGTTTCAACCTATGATTGCAAGTATCACCATGAGTTTCAATTTCATCGGTGGATCAGGTCTTGCTAAACCGATAGAAACACTCCAAAATGCTCTGTCTTTTAACTACTATGCAAATACAGAAGTTTACGATGAGAGAGCAGAAACAACCGACACGTCGTTTAATGCTCTCGATAAACAAATTATTGAAAAACTACAAAACCGATTACCACTTATTGGTGTTGCAAATAACATTTACAATCTACAAAACGCTGGTGGAGACACTATCGGACTTTTTGTTGGAACAGGTGAAAATGTTTCAGGGGTTACAGGTAATTTGAACTACAAAACATTTGTCAATACTTTTGTGGAGGCGACAAAATTTTATTATACAACTACGATTAGTTTTTTTGATAATATTTTGAAAAAGTATGGGTATGGTCTTTTATCTTTAATGAATACAACAAGTGGAAATAATAGAGGATATTCTGAAGGAGTTTTGGGGACCATACCAACTTACTTATACGGAAAACCACTTTTGTACCAAAGAAATGTAGATTCCGTTTTTGGAATATTACAATCTTATGTTGAATCACAGGCTTTGAATATATTCAGTGCCGCAACATTAAATAGTGCAGGAGTTGTAACGTTCAGTATTGGAGAATTAAGTGATCCTTCGGTCACGGAAACAGACAAAGAAATTTTTAAGGGAAATTATCAAAGATTTTTGGATACCTATAGATCAAGTTTTATAAATGAAGCCACTGAAATGGTTTCTACCTTGGTAGAGTTTGAACAGAATTATGTTTTTCAAATAGATAAATCTAATTATATTATAACAGAACAGGCGGATGGAAAAATTGATTCTAAGGGTATTGCTGTAATTTATAAATTTTCAGGATCAACACCTCAAAGAACGCAACTTGGTCTTGATATAGACAGTATATCAACAAACAATACTTCCTTTTTGAGTTCTTTAGGTACAGGAGAGTTATATTTAGATAATTTCCAAACCAACCTAAATCAACCATTAACTAATCCTTATAGTTCATACATTTACATAGTAGCAACATCAAGTTTGAGTTCCTCTAATGCGTTAATAAGTGCTCCACAACAAGCAGAGTTTTTGATTTTGAATAAAATTTATAGAGACAATACGGCACTACAAAATTTTGTAGCAGATTTAGTGGTTGGTTTATCTGAATATTCTAAGAGTGTAATTACTCAATACTATGGAACTTTTTTAAAAAACACCTATGATGGTCTTACAAAAGCAGGAGTTGACCTTCTAGAAAACTATAAATTAACACTCGGTAAAAATTTTGTGAACTACACACCATCATTTTCCTTGACTGAAGAAAGAGTGATTGACTTTCAACAAGATTTGACAAACAATAGTAGTTATACTTCTGACTTGCAACAATTGTACTCACCAAATAATCCAAATACAAGTCCGATCAATTTTAATTTAAAAAAGAAATTTAACTAATGGAACAATATTACAACAGATACAAAGAGTTTTTAATCAACGGAGAACAGACCGTTGTACCATTTGTTCCATTACCATCTAAAGGGACCGATCAAAGATATATTTATAAAACCGCTGTGAGTAGATTGGATAAAATATCACAACAATACTATAACACCCCCTTTTTTGGTTGGTTAATTTTACAAGCCAATCCACAATTTGGAGGGTTAGAATGGAATATTCCTGACAATTCAATAATAACCATTCCGTTTCCTTTGGTATCATCTCTTCAAGATTACCAAAACGAGTTAAACAACTATTTCTTATATTATGGCA